CTAAGTAGCATATTGAAAAGTTTATATTTATTTTTTGCCCCGGTTGGTGGATTGCTACTTGTAGTAGGTCTATCTACAATTTTAGATACAGCTTTCGGAATAGCTAGAGCTAAGAAAGAAAATAAGCCTGTAACTAGTAGAGATTTTAGAAAGGGATATGTTCCTAAAACAATAGGATACTTAGGCGTTGTTATCTTAGTATTTCTTTTAGATACGTTAATACTAAACGAATTAATAAAAAGTATTTTAGATTTTGATTTCTTTTCAACTAAAATAGTATCTTTGGTCCTCATTTTAAATGAGGTAAAATCAATGGATGAATCTTGGGTAGTTTTAAAAGGCTACTCGTTTATAGATAAGTTCAAAGAATCCATTACACAAATCAAGGATATTAAGAAGCAAATCAAGTGAGAGATATAAACAGAATCATTGTGCATTGCACAGCTACCCCTGAAGGTAGAGACGTGACAGTAGGAGAGGTAAGAACTTGGCATCTAGCTAGAAACTTCTCAGATGTCGGATACCACTATCTCATAACATTGAACGGAACGGTTGAGGTAGGCAGACCTGAATCAAAGGTAGGTGCTCACACTAGAGGACACAACAAAGATAGCATAGGAATCGCATACGCAGGAGGTATGGATAAGTCTTATAAGAATCCTAAAGACACAAGAACACACGCACAAAAAGAAGCCCTTATATGGCTTATAGATGAATTAAAGAAAAGATATCCGGGCAGCACCGTTCACGGTCATAATGAATATTCTTCAAAGGTTTGCCCAAGTTTTGATGTATCTAAAGAAGGATACTAAGTATAGAAAAAATAGTAGTGTATATGGCAACCTTTCTAGTCCTTTTAAGTTTACTATCTTTTTTCTTGTTCTCGGACAATAAATAGATATTACTATCTCCTACGTCTTTTAATACCTTCTCGCAAGACTTTAGATTATTCTCGGCAATAGTTACTAGCTCGTATAGTTTAAGTTCCTTAGAAGAGCTTATAATAGCCTGTTCCATTAAACTATCCTTTTGGATTAGCTCAACGTATATGTTGTCCATCTGCTCAAGAGTTATGGCAACTAATGTGTCTCCGTTGTTATCTATTAATCCGACTTGCGAATAGGCTGATACGTTCAGAAGAAGGCAATATATGATAATTGCTAACTTTTCTTTCATAATATATTTTTACAGTATCTCTTTTAGAGTCCAAGCTATCAATAGACATATATACCGTATCGGTAGATATAGTATTGTGTTTAGGTGATATAATCTTATTTTCTGCTTTTTCAACAAACAATAGATTAGTTATAATGGCTGTAGCTATAAGCGAATATAAAGCTATAAAAATAATTACCTGTGGGCTCTTCATATTGCAAAGATAAAAAGTTTTATATTTGTAGAAAATTATAATTAAATGAAATTAACTAAAACAGAGTTAGAGTCTATAAACGACTTAAACAAACAATTTACGCAAATGAAAGTTCAGCTTGGTGAATTAGAAATTCAGAAAGCAGGACTCATTCAAAACGTAACTATGGTAAGGGCAAGATTCGCACAAGAAGAAGAAAAACTTATTAAAAAATATGGAGAGGACGCTGTGATTAATTTACAGACAGGCGAAGTCTCAAAGAGTAAAGATAAAAAATAAAATAATTATATTTGCATTATGCAAGATAAGATACAAACAATAGTAAACGCAATAGACTTAGCAATCCAAAAAGGATGCTACAATTTAAACGATGCAGCAACAATAGTTGACGCATTAAGAGAAGTATTTCCAAAAGAAGAAGAACAAAAATAAAAAAACAATATTATGGCAACCGTACCAAGTAACGCACAGTTTAGAGCTGACACCACAGGTGTAACTGTAGAACAATTAGGCTCATCTCAAACAAATGCAAGAGCAGCATTTTTCACAATGGCAGATATTGCTGAGAGTGCAGGACCAACCACAAACAATACAGTTTATGGATTAGATGCTTTTAAAAACAATACTACAGGAACAGACAATGTAGCAATAGGTTATTTAGCATTGGAAGATAGTAGTACAGGAAGCTTTAATGTTGCTGTAGGTTCTAATGCATTATTGGAAAGTATTGATGCTAGTAGTAATACAGCAATAGGAACATCAGCATTAAAAGAACTGACATCAGGTACTGACAATGTTGCTGTTGGTCTTATTTCTTTTCTTTTTACTAATGGTGATAGAAATACAGGAGTTGGTTCTATTGCAGGATATAATTCAAGAACATCTGATAATACATATATTGGATACCGTTCAGGTAATGATGCTTGGAATGGAGGAGAGAATACTGCCGTAGGTGCTCAATCACATAAATCTGTTTATAACTCAACTGCAACACAAAATGTAGCTGTAGGTAAAGATTCTTTACTTGTAGTTACTAGTGGTTCACAAAACGTAGCTGTGGGACATTATTCACAGGGTTTTAATGCAACAGGTAATTCAAATACTTCAGTTGGATATAGTGCAATGGGTGATGGACAAGGTACAGGTAATACAGTAGTAGGAGCTGAAGCATTGTTTAATGCAGGTGGAGGAAATTATAATGTTGGAGTTGGAATGGGTGCTTTATATGAGCTTACAACAGGTGCTTACAATGTTATGATTGGAGGAGAAGAATATGGAACAGAAGATGCAAACGGTAATTGTGGACTAGGTTACAATATTAATACAGGTAACTTTAGTCACTCTGTACTATTAGGTAGAGAAGCAGAGGCAACAGCAGATAATCAGTTTGTAGTTGGTTCTTCAACCTATAACTCAGGAGCTGTAGCAACAGAAACAAATACAAGTTCTAAAGTTTGGAACGTAGTAATTAATGGAGTATCACAAAAAATATTATTAGCATAAAATGAAAAATTATACTTGGAAAATAAAAAGTTTACAGACAGTAGACGAAGTAAATGAAACAGATTTTGTTACAACTATACTTTACAGAGTAAATTGTACAGAAGAGGTTGATGGAAAAGAATATAGAGCATCATCAGCAGGTTCTATTGTAATTGAGCCAAAAGAAGAAGAAGGTTTTGTACCTTATGCAAATCTTACAGAAGAAGAAGTTGTTGGATGGGTTAAATCATCATTAGGTACAGAAGGTGTTGAGTCTATAGAAAAGTCTTTAGCTTTACAGGTTGATACTAAAATTAATCCTCCTGTAGTTCCTGCTGTTAAACCTTTACCTTGGTCTTAAGATATGGCATTAATTAGTACATACCCAATATCCGGTCAGGTTAACCTAACAGATATGTTAATAGGTACTGATGAGCAGGATTTAAAGAAAACTAAAAACTATACAGTAGAATCATTGCTTCAGTTATTATCTGTAGTAAGTGTAAATCTACCTGTATTCGCTGATAACACAGCTGCTTTAGCAGGATTTTTACAGGTAGGTCAATTGTATAGGACCCCTGCTTCCGCAGGAGCTGCTAGCAATATATGCGTTGTTTATTAAAAAAATAATTTAAAAGCCAAAACAAGGAGTCTAGTACAAGGTACATGGACTCCTTTTTTTTAATGATTGTTTTTTAATTATCTTTGTTAAAAATTTAATTTAAACAAATGGACATTAGAAAAATTTCAATAGGTCCTGATTATAAAGAGGGAGCTATGCACTATCTTGTTGGTCAACAAGTATTAGGTGCCAATTATACTATTCATTTAATCAAGCATTACGAGGATTCTGATTCCATAAAAATATATATTGAAAAAAATAGTGAGGTTGTTTTGTGGAAAGAGTTCACAAACACAATGCCTATATCTATTGAGTACAATATAAACTTTTAAAATGAAATCTATTTATCAATTTATTGTAGAACCTAAAAATAAAAGGAGATACGACAACATCAAAAACATAGGGGGTATTGACTTTATAACTAGCACATCGGAAGAGGATGTGTCTACATCTAATAGAGAAGCTATTGTTATTGAAACCCCTTTAAATTACTGTGGACCTATTGAAAAAGGTGACACGCTATTAGTTCATCACAATGTCTTCAAGTTCTATAATGATATGAAAGGAAGGCGTAAGAGTGGTAAAAGTTTTTTGAAAGATAATATTTTTTTCTTAGACCCTGACCAATTCTTTGCTTATAAAAAAGATGGCAAGTGGCACGGGTACGATAGATATTGTTTTATTAAACCTGTTCCTGTAACCGACAGCTATATATTTAAACCTTTTACAAAAGAACCACTGATGGGAGAGATGGTAATTATAAATGAAGGATTAAAAAATAAAGGTGTAGAAGCAGGTGATACTGTTTGTTATAAACCAAACCAAGAATATAAATTCAATGTAGATGGTGAAACTATTTACAGGATGTATGACCACTCAATAACTTTAGTCGTATGAGCAATAAAGAAATTAAGTTAAAAATAATAGAGGCGGGTCATCAAGCGGTGGAACAGCTTATTAAAGTTGCAAAAGAAAAAATAATAAAGCCCGACCCGGAAGATGACCTTGCTGCCGATAGGTTAAAGAATGCTGCAGCTACAAAGAAGCTAGCTATATTCGATGCATTTGAAATACTTAAAAGAATTGAAGAAGAAAAAGAATCTTTAGAAGAAACTTTACCTAATAATAAGATAGATACTAAACAGGGATTTGCTGAAAGAAGGTCAAAATAACGAACTATATAGGTTGCTTAACAACGTAGTACCAAAAAGCGTACTATCAAATAAGAACAGGAATAGGTCTTGGATTTATGGATATAATAGCAAGTACGACATAGTTGTAATATCAAAGACAGGAGAGATAGGTGATGTCATTGAGGTGTCAGGTTTAAAGATTGCTTTACCTAAAGCACCTAAAGAATGTATTCAAAGGCACACAGATAAAAAACAACAGTATTGGGAAAGGCAAGATATACCAAAGCAACTATCTAAAATTCAATCTATATTCCAATGGAATGAAATGCCATCTGAATTTAAATCTAGGTGGGTTGATTATATAGAGCAAGAGTTTGACTACAGAGAAGAGGGGTGTTGGTTTATGAATCGTGGAGTGCCTACATATATTACAGGTGCACACTATATGTATCTGCAGTGGACTAATATAGATGTTGGATACCCTGACTACAGAGAGGCTAATAGGTTACTATATATTTTTTGGGAGGCTTGTAAGGCTGACAAGAGAAGTTTTGGTATGACATACCTTAAGATTAGGCGTTCAGGTTTTTCATTTATGTCATCATCCGAGTGCGTTAATACAGGAACTCTTGCAAAGGATGCTAGGGTTGGTATATTATCAAAGACAGGTTCGGATGCTAAGAAGATGTTTACAGACAAGGTTGTACCTATAAACAGTAGGCTACCTTTCTTTTTTAAACCAATTATGGATGGTATGGATAAACCGAAGACAGAGCTTGCCTATCGTGTACCCGCATCCAAGATTACAAAAAAGAATATGTATGACTCTGATGAAGATGAAATACAGGGACTAGATACAACAATAGATTGGAAGAACACAGACGACAACAGCTACGATGGTGAAAAGTTATTATTGCTAGTACACGATGAGAGTGGTAAGTGGTTAAAGCCTAACAATATATTAAACAATTGGCGTGTAACTAAAACGTGTTTACGTTTAGGTAGTAAGATTATAGGTAAGTGTATGATGGGTTCAACATCAAATGCTTTATCTAAAGGTGGTGATAATTTCAAGCATCTTTATTATGACTCAAATGTATTTGAACGTAACTCCAATGGTCAAACCAAAAGCGGTATGTATTCTTTGTTTATTCCAATGGAGTGGAATATGGAAGGATTTATAGATAGATACGGAATGCCTGTTTTAGAAACGCCACCTGTTGAGGTGTTAGGCATTGACAATGAAATGATTTCTATGGGAGCTATTGAGTATTGGGAGAATGAAGTTGATTCATTAAAGAACGACCCTGATGCACTAAATGAATATTACAGACAGTTTCCAAGGACA